CTGAACTCTGTGGCGTATTTTAAGGTAAAGAACTAACCTAGTGATGGAACTACGATTATACTACATTCGTATAGGAGGCATGCCGTCCTGTTCCCAATCGAACCGACCACGGAAATGGAGGTTACATCATTTTCAAGCGTTTTGCTTGGGTTACCGTCGGGTTTTACTTCTCGAGAGAAGACGGACACACGTGTGTGTCCTAGCTTTTATCGGTAGCTTCCGTCTGTATGTTCACATGGCTTTTAAATGGAAGCCTAACATTAATATGTTCATGTTGATATATCAGAAAACGTCCAGACAACTTACCTTGCGACCATTTTCCAGTCATCTGATTCTTTGTTTGCCTTCTTTCGGGCTGATAAAGCCGCACATATGGTGCTGTGCAAGGATTCATACAAAGGTGAGAGACCAGTAATCTGGTAAAAGTTTAGTTGGGTGGTCATCACTGAAAAATACTTATCAAAACTATCACGTGCATCCGAGTGCTTAGACTCCAAAGAGTCTTTGTCTACTTGTTGCATAATTTTATGGCAGCAACTGAGAAGTTCATAGTCAGTCTCATTAATTGGAGTATGGGACCTGGCAATGAAAGTTTGGATGGCTGGTATAACAGGTATATCCCTTAAATAAGCAGGGTGTGAAATATCTGAAATTTTTAGGATATATAGAGTCATGCGTGTAGAACCTGCCAGGGTTCCAACAGCATGCAAATCTAGTGTACCGGCAGTGCCGTCACTGTGGAAATCTGCCATGTAGTTAACATTGACATATGATAATCCAGCGGCGGACGTTGCATAGCTGGTACGGGAGTTCTCTAGGTTATACCAAGCTTGATGGGTGGACGTACCTCCTGTCACATCAGGATTTGGAGACACCATAGCGCCTATAGCGGAGCTTGCGGCAAATGACATGACTACCATGTATGCGCCAGCAAATCCACTCGGAAAGGAAATGGTTGTACCTGATAGGGTTACACCATTGGCTTGCATCGTTCCACTTATCACAGTGGAATTGGTTAAGTATGCTGATTCTCCACCTGTGGTTATGAGGTTGGTCCAGTGCCCAAAATTGTTATAAATTGGGTGATTTTGGGGAGACCTGAGAACAAGTTGGTAGTTTACTTCGATAGTTCCTGCGAGTGCAGGTGAAACTGCGCCTACGGAACCAAAGCGAAATACTCCAAGTGTGTTACGGTCATTAAAATCTGCAGTGCCAGATTGGCCTGCGTTTTGGACCCATTTTGCGTTAGTGTTGATGGGTGTGAGGAGTGCGTGAGGTACGACTAAGGTTACGGGACCACCGTCACCCCATGTAGGGAAAACTACAGAGTTTGGCTGTGTTAAAACCTGCTCTAGGGTGGTAGGAGCGTCGTCTGAATAGTCAGGTTCAAATTGCATAAAGCAAGATCCTTTATTATCAGTTGACGAACCGGGGTAGTACGTAAAAGATATATGTTTGTATTCGAAAAGCTCATATAGATGGGCCAGACTTGCAGTCCAGCGACCTAAAAGAGCATTACCAGGATTCACACCAATTGAGGTGGCATTGAAAGAAACGGAAGTGTTAAAGCTTGCTGTAACAACTTCTCTGCGGTTCAGGCGGATGACGGAGTTATCCTTCGATCCTCTGATTACCGTCCCATAGGAGGCCGCGAGGGCTCTGGTTGAAGAGGGGCGGGACCCTCCAATGGAATTGTTAGCCATTTTTCTACGTCTGGATGGACGAGGTGTTTTGGCTTTGGGTTTCTTCTTTCCTGTTTTCGTAAGACTTCTGATTTTCTTTTCTGCTTGTTCTTTAAACACGGACATAGCAGCGTCCTTAGCGATATTGAGAACATCTCCTCCGAATCCTTTTCTTCTTCTCCTCGGCATGGTATTGCTAAATAAGGTGTGAAAATTGTAAGGTATTCGTTGTAAGTAGTATTAAATATCTTGTATAGGGATATGTACAGGGGGGGTGATTTAATTTGTAAACTAACAGTTTACCGAGTTGGCCACCCCACACAACTCGACGCAGCCTTTCGGCTACTTGCGATATGAATCCCTCATAGCAAACAACTCTTCGAGTGTGTGTGTTATGGGGATATCTACGTCATCATCCAAATGTGGTGCATGTGATAGAAGTCCACGCCAGTATGGCAGAGCAGGATGTCTCATCATTTCTAAAAGGAATTGAGAGTAACGTTCATTGCTAATGGTGGGTTCCTTGTTCAACAAACTGAAAAATGTTTTGTATCCATTGTCAGCATGTTGCACATGTTTGGTATATATGGTAGAACAGTAGGCGAAGACTTTGTCCTCGGGTCGGGAATGTACTTCCTGTCCACAAAAGGGTTTGCCTTCGAACTCATACTTTCTATCCGACGTGTAGGTTTTGACGTGTAGGCCAATGAGTGCGTATTTCTTAATAGCATCTTCAATATAGTCTTCCACAGCGTCATCACCCATCGCTATGATGTGTGAGTGTTTTTCCGCAATTCTGAGGTACGCTAGAACGCGCATAACTGAATTGCTTTGGCTAGTAACATACCTTCCACTCAATTGTATTCCTCGATATTGAGACGGTAAACACATTAAGTGTCCGTTCGTGGTTATGAACATTGTGTTCACTACCACATTTGTACGGTTTCTTATCATACGCCCTATAGGGGAATCTGAATATTCTTCAAACGTTAGCTTACTTCCTGCCCTCTGCAAAGACGCGTGTCCTTTTACTAACATGTAACATGTGTAAGTGTCGTGCATCTGCTTCGTACAGTGCCAATCAAACGATTTAACGTCGCTATCGGTGGGTTTGTCACAGTGGTCTATGACATCTTGGTAGATGCCTTGTTGCTCAGTGTGAGTAGTGTTATTCATTCCGGGTTTAAGGGGGTGTTTCCTCCAGTGCCTTTTCTCAGCGGTACATTGTGTTTGGTATAACACACGTTCCACGAGTTGGTCTACGAGACTCACACTGGAAATTAAACGGTACCTTTTTACAGATACTTTTCTCCACGGGTGTGGTTCTCCTTTAATAAACTGGCGAACTGGATCAGCCAGACCATCCACAATCATTTGTTTGGGTGTGTACGATCTGGTATCGGAGGGATTGAGTTTTGACAAAATTACAAGTCTATTGTAGACTTCCTCCACTATTTCTGTGGGGCATCTTTCATACAATTTCTTGTTGCTCTTTTCTAATTCTACGTAAGGAGCTCCCGGACTGGCGTCTGGTTTGACACTGTCTAGGGATTCCAAAATATAGGTTTTTAGAGCTATTTCATCTATGTTACCCGTAGGGCTTAAATACGGGTGAGATTTAGCTGTTGGGGTGATTGCGTGCAGTCGTGAAACTGCTTTGCATATGCTTTCATTGTTATTGTAGTGCATACTATCTACTGGATTTTCCTTCTGTAGCTGGAGTGTGTTGTCTATGTGGGTTTTTCTATTGTTGGCGTGAACCTGAAAAGAAGCGACGATGTTTTCATCACTAGGATCTACGTTATGGTAGTCTTTTAGGTCTTCATCCCTGGTAGCCAGGAATTTGCCGTAAACAGACAAGGGTTTGTACTTACCCGTCATAAAACGAGTAGTAGAAGTCCCTTGATAAAACTTTACTTCAGCAGTAGAGGAAGCATCAGTGCCTCCTTCCGTGTTGACGGTGAGACCTGCTTCGTAGACGTACGAGAATTCTTTCTCGCGGTCACCTTCGGCTTCTTCTTCTTGCCACTTACTTTTCCCGAGCATTTTCGCGAAACCACCGACTCGGGAGCAGTGGTCCGTTGAAAAAGCGGAACCTCTTGTCCTACATAGGACTGAGATCCAGGGGTTTCAGTACTGGTTTGTTGCAATGGACCTCTACGGGGTGTGATCGTTTGTGCACTTTCACACGGTGTAGCTGTTTTCTTGCTGTTTTTGCTTTTCTTACCTCTCTTACGCCTCCGCGAGCTTTTGGTTTGGGGGATATCTTTCGATCGTTCCGGCTCTCTCTCACTATTGTTCTGTTTGGGGTGAACAACAGGGGGAGGGTCAGAGTCGTACTTAGACTCCTTTGACAGTTTGGCCTGCGTTTTGGAGGGTTTGAGTCTCTTCTCTTCACGTGGGTTCTTTTGATCTGGCTCTTTCACAGAGTTACTCTCTTTGGGGGGAGTAACAGTGGGATGGTCGGATTGAGACTTGGTTTCCGTGGTTGCGGAAGGAGCAAGTTTCTTCTCTTCTTGTGGGAGATTTCGAGTTGGGAGATTGGTATTTGACTCTTGGAAGTCGAACATGTTGAATACACCAGCGGCTTTATCCAGGTTTTTGTCTCCTGTGAGGAATGTAAAATCCCCGGAGCGTTCCTCTAGTGACCAGTCGTCTTCATAGACTACGTCTCCGTAGTCTTTTTCAAAGCGGTCTTCTAGGTTGTACTTAGCTCGGTGTTTTTGGTCATAGTATTGAGCTTCCAACATAACTTCGCGAGCTATGTCTAGTTCAAATCCCAAATCTCGATAATAGGGGTTGGTAGGGTGCAAAAGGTCCATCTCCTGCTCAAGAAATTTGGACTGTCTATCGGCTTCTTCATAGAGTCTTTCATAGGAAGTTTTGTAGGCTTCTTTAATGAACTTTGGAGTCATTAGAAAGTTTCCAGTAAAAGGAGCTATAGACAACGCGTAGTTGAGTTTAGAGATGGGTCCAGTTTTATCTCCATTATTTCCGGCATGTATTGCAATGATTTTACCATTGCTAATAATGGGGGAGCCGGATGTGGAGAAGTCTGAGGATCCGTCGTGTTTTAAAATAAAATCATTACAACGATCAAGTTGATTGAAAGTTGTTACGGACCACCCTTGGGGTAGACCTTGACTCATGAGGGTTCCATAAGAATATAGATTGTAAAAGCCAGTCTTTGTGGAGACTTTGCTTAAAGCTATAGACTTGAGACCACAACCAGTCATAAAAGTAGATGGTGCTTGGAAAAATGCTAGATCCCTTTTCTTGTCAACGTATAATACGCTAAAAGGAAAGGATATATCTTTCTCCACACCATTAACAACTGTTCTTATAGTTAAATAAGGTTGTGTTTCAGTCAATAAGTTCATAGCGCTTTCCAGGACATGGTAACATGTGGCAAACACGTCATACTCTCTTTTGAGGAGAGTGACAGTAGTTCTTGCTACCATACCTATCACAGTACCGCCTGTCATTAATGGTGCTAAACCATTTGGACGCGGGCAGTTTCTGTAGGGGTTATGAGGTATCCCTTGCTCTTTTGGAGAGGGTGCGGGTGTCTCAGCTCTGTATCTTTCATATGCTGCTTTCAAAACTTCTAGAGTTTTGTAATTGCCAACATTGATAGTGTCACAGCCGGAACAATCGACATGAAAACCGGATGGGGTTAATTGAAACTTTACTGCAGGAATGTCCACGACTGCTTTCTGAGGGACAGCGGGAGCTGTTTCTAACATCGTTTGAACTTTCTTGTACGTATGATACTGAGCGAAAGCGCTAGCACTATGTGATTTCACATGGCTGGGCGTTGTCCACCAGTGGGAAAAGCTGTCTCTACATTGTAATGTGTAGACAAACATTTTCACTCCTTTTTGTACAGTGCGAAACACAATGGTTTTAACAAGGTTCACTGTCCACTGAAAAAGGAACAAAGCTACTCGTATATGTATATACAATATAGCAGTCGTAGCGCAAATGTAGTAAGCTCCGTAGAAACTCTTAATATTTAAGGTTAAAGAATCTCGTAGAACTACACTAGTAGCGCCAGTAGGGTCAAGGTTGTAAGGGGGGGTCATTTCAACAATTGGTAAATTGAAGGGTATGCTCAATAGTTCATACACGCAGACAAATACTAAATGTATAATGACACCCACTATGTACACGTACAAATCTAGGTAACTCAACACTAGTGAAAGTGTTATTCTGTGGGAGAACTGGAGTCCCGAGTTGTACGTGACTGTAATAAATTGCGTAGCGAAAGATAATAGGTCACGGGTTAGGTTGATGCACACATTGATAGTGTTTAGCACCCAGCCACTAAGACCTCTAATGTCGTTGTGATAAAAATCAACTGCTAACAGTGTTAGTGTTAGACTCACGATAGTAGTTTTTGAAAAATTCATTTTAGATTTGAATAATTTGAG